GCACGGCTAAAACCCATATTGAAAACAACTGGATTGAGCAAATCTGGTACTTGAGACAAAGCAGCCAGAACATAATCACCAAGTGTAGGCACCCCATATTGAACTAATGACCCATCATTAACCAGAAGGGAATCAGGGTCAGGGTCAGGGTGAAAAGGCTGAGCTGAAGGATTATACCACATTCTCAACACTTGGGTATAAGAAGGCACCTTGAGTTTTGATGCCACTAGGGCCTTCTTAAGCCAAGATGACTCGAGGGCAGTGCAAATTCCATCATAAACATCTTTATGGTGTGCAGTCAGGGTTATGTAGGACAGTAACCTCTTAACCTGATAGTTGGGATTCGCATTCTTGACAGGGGCCACCAACTTACCAACTAACTTGGCTTTGTTATGCCAGACGGCGTAAGTTCGGAGAGCAACACCGTGCACTCGCATTTCGGCCGCCAGTGTGTTTGAAACACGGGCACACCTCTTGGAAAGGAATTCGCATTCAGCCAGAGGTTTGACTTCCAAATTGTTAGTCACGCCCCATCGGGACATAACCCTCTTAATGTTACGAGGATTCCAGGCACGAGGCCTGGAATTAGCAATTGACAAAAGATGGTCGTCCCCATAGCAGGACAACTCATTAAAGAAAAGGAATTCACGGGCATTTTTCCCAGTGAGTTCCTTCCATGCAGCCAGGTACAAAATTGTCAAGGCCATGCTGTTATCCATTGATGTGGATGAGTGGCCAGTGGTTTCGCCAGTCCCCTTACGGAAAATATTACCTGTCGATGTATGTCCTAACTGTTGTGAAAGGACTTGATCGTATGAAATATCTATCAGGTCACAAATAGCAGACCTGTCTTTGTGGTAATCATACCCACGCTTCCGGACTGCCTTGATGATCTCGATGATAGGACCGTCGACAGTGGAGTCAAAGGCCGTAAAGTCGCCTTCAACGTGAATGTCGAAACGGCCGTGCTTCGCAAAGAGATCGGACATCCAATGTCCATTCAAAGGCATACCGACTTTTATGGGAGTCGATTCCCAATCAAAATGGTGGTTGGGGCCATAGTTAAAAACCGTCGACATGATGTAATGGGTAATGGGGGATCCTATAATTGAACGCACTAGCCCATTTTGCCACTTCTTAGGAGGCAGGGCCTCTCCTTTCACAGAGACGTGGGCCACAGGGGCAATCTGAGATGCATAATAGAATGTCCTGGCCCACAACTTTTTGAAATTGGAAAATCCTATTGTAGAAATAAAGGCGCTTCTCTTCATTTTAGACTTGCGACCTGGAGTTTTCATCCAAAAGCCAAGGGCATATTTCTTTTCCCACATTTTAATTATATAGTTAAAAGGTGTGAGATTGGAGTTTCGAAAAATGGTCCCCAGAACCTCCCACACGTCATCCTGCACATCAGGCAGGCCCTCAGGCTTCCTATTTTGAAAATAACGGGAGGTACTGGTCAGTTCCGCTCCAATGGATTGATATGTCTCTGTCCTTTTATACTCGAGAGCCATGGCCCTCAAATGATCCAAATTCTTATCGTAATGGACCTGAAGCTGTGAAATGCCAGTCCGAAAATCGGAACCGCAAATTAGCCAGTCACGCCAAGACTGGGTGACAGGATCCGACATATCCGGCTCGGTGATTTCAACATTGACTGGCCAGCCAAGCCATTCAAGAAGGGCACGGCTATGTTCAACATCATTGACCCCGTCCTTCCAAGTCAGGCGCCTCCGGACGAACTCAGGCAGCTTCATGGAATCAATGAACCTGACTGACTTAATGGTGACCTGCCGGAATGTCGCAAGGGCAGACCTTCGCTCACCTCCGAGTTTCACGGAGTAATGCCGCTTAACTTCGGTGTTGAAGCCTTCAACCATGATAATGGTGTCTGTCATCAAAACCTGAAGCCGCAACCTTGCCCACTTCAGCAACACCCACTCCCCTGCCTCACGATCACTCAGAGAAATGATAAGATGAATGATAACACCAGTAGTGTCCCATATGGCCGGGGCAGGCAGGAAACAAAGAGTCAGGAGGAAACCGAGCCAAATGTACAGTGCAGACTTCCACATCCTAACCCCTGCCTTCAAAGCACAGAGGTAGACACAAACCTGCCAGCCAGTAAACAGATAGTATAGTGGTATATCTACTACAAATGCCACAGTATAAATAGTTTTGCTCCACCATAATGAAGCAAAAACCAAAAGGCCCTTAGAAGCCTCCTCTGTCACTGACTGAGGTAATCCTAAAGAATGGCATATTGACGAAAGGAAGGGGCCAGAATGATCCCATCCTTCCATCACCACTCCAGTCAATGGCGTGGTAAATCCTGGGAGCCAAGATATTTCTCTATTATGCCACAATGCCAGGTGGGGACCCACCTGCTGTATCAACTTTTTCTCATTGCGTACATAAGCCCTAAGCCACAGGACAAGGAACAATCCCAAGAAAGGAGACGTGAAAAGGACAAACCCAAAAGAGGGTACTGCACCAGACCATAATAAGATACTGGGCAGGGCCACCAGAAGGTAGCCGACTATAGCAGCAAATGCTATGGCAATAAAAGGGCCCACAAGGCCTACGAAGGTTATAAGTAGAATTTTAAACAACTTTTGAAACATAACACAACATCTTAAAAATGTTTCGGCCCAAGGGCCTCATCAGGTGTTTCTGTTGCCAACAACATGGCAAAACAAACAATACAGCGAATGTATGTTTGGAAAACGCAGGGCAAACACCAAAGCAACACAAAAGGCCAGTCATACTGGTCCCTCTAAACTCAAATGAT